GTATTTTCTAATGCTTCTTTAACAACAAGAGGTGCTTTAGTATATAACTCAACTACAGATGGTACATCTAATACTACTAATGCTGTATGTGTACTAGATTTTAGTGCAGATAAAACAACAACTGCTTCTGATTTTACAGTAGGCTTTCCTACAGCAGATAGTAGTACGTCTATTATAAGGTTTGATTAGGTATGTCTACTCAAACTATATTAGACACTAGTGGTGAGTTATATGGTGTTGCTGTATATGGAACATCTAAATATTCTGTAACAGGACAATTAAAAATTATACCTTATGGAGTAGAAGCAACCTCATCATTAGGTGAAGAAAGTATTACTGCAACACAATTTGATTATACAGCAGTAGCTGATAACTATGAAAGACGTAGAACAGTTCATGTACATAGATCAACTACATCTTCAGATAGAACAGTAAAGGTAGCTTAATATGTTTACATGGCCTAGTAAAGACCCTGATGAAACAGTAGACTTTAGTATGGATTGGTCAAGATATTTAAATGATCAAGCTACTATAGATAATGTTATATGGTTTGTTGATAATGCTTCAGGAACTAAAACTGAATTAGCTAGTGTTAATGATGTAGTAAATGGAATACAGTTTGTAGGTAAATCTAATACTAATACTGTAGCTACTATAAATGTAGCACTAGGAACTAATAATTTTAAATATAAGTTTAGTTGTCAAATAAGAGATACAAGTGGAACAATTGCTGAAAGAACAGTATTACTTCCTATTAAGGAAACATAATGGCATATAATTTTTTAGGACTTGTTAATGAAGTTAATCGTAGGCTTAATGAAGTAGAACTTACTACTTCTAACTTTGCTAGTGCAGTAGGATTTTATTCACAAGTTAAAGATAGTGTTAATGCTGCAATACAAGAAATAGATCAAGAGTATCCTGAATGGCCTTATAACTTTGTTGAACAAGAAGATACTTTAACTGCTGGTATTACTAGGTATAGTTTTCCTGCTAATGCTACTGTTTTAGACTTTGAAAGTTTTAGGGTTAAAGAAGATACTACACTAGGTAATCGAACACAAAAGTTACAAGTATTAACTTATGAAGAATACTTAGATAGATTTGTTGAACAAGAGTATACAAGTGATACAAGTTTAAGAAGTGTTCCTGTATATGTAGCTAAAGGGCATGGGCTAGAATATATATTATCACCTGCACCTAATAAAGCTTATACTTTAGTATATGAATATTATTTAACTAGTACAGATTTAATAGATGCAACTGATGTACCTAAGATACCTGAGATATATAGAAATGTAGTTGTTGATGGTGCTATGCATTATGCCTATATGTTTAGAGGCAATACACAAGATGCAATGGTTGCAGAGAAAAAGTTTAAAGATGGTTTAAAAAACATGAGAATTGTTTTAATTAATAAAAATACTTATGTTAGATCAACTATGTTAACAAGAACACAACGTAGTACATATGTTTATAGATTGGCTTCTTAATGCCTGATAATCTACAAACATATGCTTTTGAGTTTAAAGGTGGATTAGTAAGTAATTTAGCACCTTTACAGCATGGTATACAACAACCTGGTACTGCTAGAGTATTAAAAAACTTTGAACCTTCAGTAGAAGGTGGATATAAAAAGATATTAGGTTATACTAAGTTTGATAGTAATATAGTTCCAGGTTTTAATGTTTGCAAAGTACATGGAGCTAGTCAATCAGGTACAACATTAATAATAGGGAATGTACATTTTACACCTGTAGTAGGAGATACTTTAACAATAACAGGAGTAAGTGGTACATACACAGTAGCATCAGGTGGTGTAAGTTATAGTAGTACAACTAAAAGAGCTACACTTACTTTAACTACTAGTTTAGATAGTAGCCCTGCTGATCAAGCTAATGTAACTTTTACTACTGATTCTAGTAAAGCTATTCATGGATTAGCTGCATGGGAATCAACAGTTATAGCAGTAAGAAATAATAATGTTTTTAGTTCAGCAGGTTCAGGTTGGACACAAATAAATGTAAGTCAGTATGGAGTACCTAGAGTAAATGGTGGTAGTCAAAGTGGTGGAACTTTAAATGTTGATGGATTAACATCAGCACCACAAGTAGGAGATACATTTACTATTGCAGGTGTAGCTTTAGTTTATACAGTAACAACTAAACCTACAGTTAATGCAGCAGGTGAATCAGCAATAGCTATATCACCTGATTTAAATAGTAGCCCAAGTGATGATGCTGTAATAACATTTTTAACAGCAGCAAAAGTAAATGCAGCTACTAATATAAATAGATTTTCTAAATATAGAATAGGTACAACAGAAAAGATAGCAGGTGTAGATGGTACTAATTATCCATTTGTATATGATGGAACTACTTATACACCTTTAACAGGAGCACCTGATGATGTATTAGGTGCATCTCATACAGCATCATATAAGAATCAATTGTTTTTTGCTAAAGGAGATGTATTAACTTTTACTGCACCTTATACAGATAATGATTTTGATACAGGTAATGGTGCTGGAAATATAAGTGTAGGTTCTAATATAACAGGCTTAATTGCTTTTAGAGATCAGCTAATTATATTTAGTGAAAATAAAATTGATAAGTTAGTAGGTAATACTATAGCTGATTTTGTTTTACAACCTGTAACTAGAAATATAGGATGTATAGATTCAGATACTATTAAAGAAGTTGCAGGAGATGTAGTATTTCTTGGGCCTGATGGTATTAGATCTTTAAGTGGATCAGATAAAGTAGGAGATTTTGATTTAGCAGTTATATCAAAAACTATACAAAAAGAAGTAACAGATGTTATTTCTGGTAATTCATCTTTTGCTAGTGTAACTATAAAAAATAAATCTCAATATAGATTATTAGGATTTAATTCTAATATTAGTGATTTAAATGCTACAGGTATTTTAGGAACACAACTAGCAGGGCCACAAGGTAGTATGTTTGGTTGGTCAGAAATTAGAGGATTTAAAGCATTTGTTGCAGATAGTAATTATAAATCTAAAACTGAAACAATAGTATTTGCAAATACAAATGGTTATGTGTATAACATGGATTCAGGTAATTCTTTTGATGGCTCTATAATAGAAGCTACATTTGCATCACCTTTTGTAGCTTTAAGTGATCCTGAGTTTAGAAAAACTATTTTTAAATTACATTTATATACAGATCCATTAGGTAGTTTTGAAACTAATGCAAGTTTAAAATTTGATTTAAATGAAGAAGGTAGTGTTCAACCAGTATCAATACCTTTTTCAAATACATCATCAGGAGTTTCAGGTGTATATGGAAGAGTAACTTCGGCATATGGTACAGCAGTATATGGTGGTAGGTTAAAAAAGAAATTTACAGCACAAACAGTTGGATCAGGATTTAATGTTTCAGTACAGTTTTCTTCAAGTGATTCAAATCCTTCTTTTTCATTAGATGCTGTTACTTTAGAATATGGCACTTTTGATAGACGATAACAATGAGGTAATTTAAAATGGGTACAGGCTACACTAGAAACGATTCCAGCAATAATATTGCTGATGGTAATGTAATTAATGCATCAGATTTAGATGGAGAGTTTGATGCAATAGTAACTGCATTTAGTACATCAGGACACTCACATGATGGTACATCTGCTGAAGGTGGCCCTATTACTAAAGTTGGCCCAGCACAACAATTAGAAATTAGTGCTACTGGTTTATCTCCATCAACTACTAATACTTTAGATTTAGGTAGCACAGCTAAACAATTTAAAGACATACATATAGATGGTACTGCTAATTTAGATAACATATCTGCTGATGCAGCTAATGTTGTTGGAGCAGTAACATTAGGTTCTACTCTAGGAGTAACTGGAAATACTTCAGTTGCAGGTACTTTATCTGTAGCAGGAGAATTTACTTTTGCTACAGCAAATGTTTCTGGAACATTAGGAGTTGTAGGAGCAGCTTCCGTGGGTGGTACATTTAATGCAATTGGTAATACTTCTGTAGGTGGCACATTTACAGTAACAGGCAATGCTTCAGGTGCTGGAACATTAGATGTTAAAGGTGCAGCATCAGTAGGTGGTGCTACAACTATTACTGGAGCTATATCAGGAGCATCTACACTTGCAGTTAAAAGTAATGCTTCTGTAGGTGGTACTTTAAAAGTAACAGGTAATCAAGAAAACTCAGGAACATTAGAAGCTGTGGGTAATACTTCTGTAGGTGGAACACTTACAGTAACAAATGCTATTATTGCTAAAGATGAAATAGGTTCAGTTGGAAATGCTTCTGTGGGTGGTACATTAACAGTTACAAATGACTATGTAGGTCTTGATAGATTTGACAATGTAGGTGCTGCATCAGTTGGTGGATCATTTGTATTAACTGGAGATATAGATGTCGCAGGTGGTATATCAGGAACAACTACTTTAGATATTAGGCAAAATGCATCTGTAGGTGGAACATTAACAGTAACAGGTGGCATGGGTGCTATATCAGGTGCAAGTATAAATTCTTTAGGCAATGCTTCTGTAGGTGGTACATTAACAATAACAGGTGCTATGTCTGGGGCATCTGTTAGTAGTTTAGGAAATGTATCAGTTGGTGGTACATTAACAGTTACTAATAATCAAACTAATGCTGGTACATTATCAGCTATTGGTAATACTTCTGTAGGTGGAACATTTACAGTTACAGGTAATCAAGATAATGCAGGAACATTATCAGCTATTGGCAATACCTCTGTTGGAGGTACATTTACTTTAACTGGTGCAGGTTCAGGTGCTTCTACTTTTGATGTTAAAGGAAATACATCTGTTGGTGGTACATTTACAGTTACTAATAATATATCAGGAGCAGGTACGTTAGCTATTAAAGGTAATGCTTCAGTTGGTGGTACACTATTAGGTACAGGTGGAGTATCTGATGCTGATGGTAAACTAAGAGCAGTACCACAATCTAGATATCTTACTACAGCAGGTAAACATACTGCTGCTGCTACAGACGTAGGTAACTTTATACATTTATTTTCTTCAGATCAAACATTAGAAATACCAGGAAGTACTTTTGCAGCAGGAGATATATTTACAGTAGTTAGTCATGGACAGTCTGCTAATTCAACTACTACCTATTCAGCAGCAGAGGTATTAGCTTTTGTTGCAGGTGCAGAAACATCAACTGCTTTAATTACAATAGCTAATAATGGAGTTTCTTCAGTATTATTTACAAGTGCTGGAGGATGTATAATTACAGGAAATGTGAGTTAAATTATGACAGGTATTCATCAACTTTTAATGACTAATTTTGCTGCTGCTAGTGGTGGTGGTGCTCCAACTTCTATTGAACTATTTGTTTTGGCAGGAGGTGCATCTGGAGGTGGAGGAAATGTCGGAGGTGGCGGAGGTGCAGGTGGACTAAGAATGTTTACTGCGGCGGCTACTTTAACATTAACTGCAAGTACAACTTATTCTATCGGTGTAGGTGGTGGTGGTTCACAAGCTAATGGCATAGGAACTGTTGGAAATGATGGTTCTAATTCTTTTTTCTCTTCAACAGGAGTGCATATTGTAGCAACTGGTGGTGGAGGAGGTGGAAATGCAGGAAATACTGGTAGTGGAGGTGGCGATGCTCCAAGGACAGGTGGTTCTGGAGGTGGTGCTTCTGCTGATCAAATAGATAATAACAACGGCATTAATACAGGTGCTTCTGGAAATGCAGGAGGAAGTTTAAATGGAATTCCAGAGGGATTTGATGGTGGAGATGGATTAGATGGATCAGTCAATAGAACAGTTGCAGGTGGTGGTGGAGGTGCTTCTGCTGATGGTAGTGATGCTTCTAACTCGCCTAATCCTGCAACAGGTGGGGCTGGAGGAGCAGGTAAAACTGAAACTATAACAGGTTTAGATTTAGAAATAGGCGGAGGTGGCGGAGGGGGTACGGACTCTGCCTCTGCTGGTAATTCTAATTCCCGTGGAGGGGCAGCAACTCATGGCGGTGGAAAAGGAGCAACAAATTCTCCCTCATCAATTGATGGAGAAGCAGGAACAGCAAATACAGGTGGAGGTGGAGGTGGGGCAGCAGGTGATGTTGCTACGCCAAGTTTAGATCATGATGGCATGGCAGGAGGGTCTGGATTAATAGGTATTGCTTATCCAAGTAGCTTTGCTGACATTACTTCTATTGGTGCAGGTTTAACTGTTGATAAATCAGCAGATACTACTTTACGAACAGGTTATAAGGTTTATACGTTTACGGCAGGAACAGGAAATATAGAATTTTAAGGAGAAAAAAAATTGGCACACTATGCAATTTTAGATTCTAACAATGTTGTTATTCATGTAACAACAGGCAAAGATGAAAATAATACTGACTATGAACGAGATGGTAAATCATCTTGGGAAGAATGGTATCGTGATTATTTTAATGCTTCAGATTGTAAAAGAACAAGTTATAACACTAATGCAAATGTTCATAAATTAGGTGGTACACCTTTTCGTAAAAATTATGCAGGAAAGGGATTTACTTACGATTCTAGCAAAGATGCTTTTATTTCTCCAAAACCATTTACAAGTTGGGTTTTAGATGAAACTACTTGTACATGGAAAGCACCTGTTTCATATCCAACTGATGGTAAAAATTATAATTGGAATGAGGAAACAACTTCTTGGGTTGAATTTACAGGTTATGGCGAATGAATACACAAATTTCTAATAAAATAACAAAGGCTTTTATAGAGTTAATTAATAAACTAAGGAAATAAGATCGATCCTCTCACACTCTTAGCAGCAGCTAATACTGCTTTTACTGTAGTAAAGAAAGTTGCTAAAGCAGCAGATGAGGCTGATGCAGTTTATAGATCTTTATCTAAGTGGGCAGGACACATAAGTGACTTACAAGAATGGATGTCACAAGAAGAAGCTAAACCTTCTATCTTTAAAAAGATTGTATATAGTAAGTCAGCAACAGCAGAAGCATTTGATACATTAGTAGCTAAGAGAAAGATTGAAGAACAAGAAAAAGAAATTAAAAGTATGTTTTATGTAGGTGCTCTTAATCACTTAGGTATTAGAGGATACAAAGAATTTATTCATCAACGTAGAGCTATAAAAGCTAAGAGAGAAAAAGAAGTATATGAACAACTTCGTAGACGTAAAGCTTTTTTTTACAATACAACAATGGGTGGGTCTATAACTATAGTAGGTACATTGTTAGCAGGTATGATTTGGTTTTTAATTGATATGATTAAAGAGGCAAGTAGATAATGGTTAGTTTAATACTTACTACATTAATAGTTTTTCATGAAGAGTATCAATGTAGATTAAGTTGGTATGAAGATGGTAAATGTATATATCAATGTCAAAATGGTTATGAACAATTTACCTGGGTTACAGATGAAACAAATGATAGCTGTCCTTTACTTAAAAAATTTTATAAAGCATAGGAGTTAAATATGTTGCAGTTACTTACAGGGTTATTACCTATAGGTGAAAAACTAGTTGAAAGATTAATTCCTGATCCTACTGCTAGGGCTAAAGCTATGAAAGAGCTTAAGTCTATGGAGCAAAAAGGAGAACTTGCTAAATTAGAAGCTCAGTATGCCGATAGAGATTCAGCAAGAAAAAGAGAGATGGCTATTGCAACTAGTGAGAATGCTAGTTGGTTAAATAAATGTGTAACTCCAATACTTGCATTAGGTACAGTAACAATGTCTTTTGCTTTATTTTTAGTAATTATATTTGCAGATGTAGATGTAAACTCAGGAGCTAAAGATATTCTGGTGTATGTACTAGGTGCTCTAAACTCAGCTACTACAATGGTGTTGGCATATTATTTTGGTAGTAGTGTAGGTAGTAAACAAAAATCAAATGAATTAAATGACATACTAGAAAAGAAAGAACCAAGAATATGAGTGTAGATTGGGATAACTCTAGATATTTTAAAGCTACTGAATTTTATTGTAGTCATACAGGTAAAGAAGATATGGATCAAAACTTTATAAATAAGTTAAATCAATTAAGAAATAGCTATGGTAAACCTATGACTATTACTTCTGGGTTTAGAGATGAAACACATCCTATAGAAGCTATGAAAAAAAATCCTAAAGGTGGTGCTCATGTAAGTGGTAAGGCATGTGACATACTAGTAGATAGAAAAGATGCTTTTGAATTATTATCATTAGCAT